GAACTTTGGTCACCATTAACAAAATCGTAGTTGGTACCATCAGTAGCAATTAGGTTTACCTTATCAGTACTGTTTAGTTCAGTAAAGTCTGTAATAGTGACGGTTGCTGTTGAAAATAATCGAGTCCTACCTACATAGGTTTTAGATGTACCATGACCGTCTATTAAAACAATAGAAGAATTGTCTGTCTTAGAAGCACCATCAAATGTAAAAGTAGTCGTAGCCGCAACATTAGTAACAGTACCACCATTAGCATCAACATCTATTCCCAGAGTAACTCTCTTCCCGGAAATAGGGGTGGATCCTAAGTCATATTCTACTGATGAGAATGAATCAGTTCTATCAGTACCGACTACAATAACCGTAGAATTTGTGCCTACAGTATACTCTGTTGCACCTATATTAACTACACCTTTTTCACCGCCAGTTGCTGCTAAACTAGCCGAACCTGTATATCTCTGATTAGCCATTAGCCCATTCCTCCTGATTCACCAGACATTAAAGCTTCTTCTAAGCCCTGTAGCTGACTCATATCCATACCTGGTCCACCAGCCCCAGCACCTAGATCTTCCCCACTCATCCCTAGTTGTGCTAGCATTTGTTCAACGCCAGCTCCACCAGTTTGCTCTATATCTTGCATTGCAGCTTGTTGTCCTGTTTGTGCTACAGCTTGAGCCATCATTTGAGCTTGAGAAGCTTGTCCTTGGATAGCTGCTTGATCTTGTTGTTGTTGTAGTTGTTGTTGGTAAGCATCATCTTCTGACTTAATCCAGTTGTCTGCATTAAATCCTAACGAAGATATAAGTGCTCTTCCATAAGAATCCCATTTAAACATAGCCATAGCTTGTTCTGGTAAGTTTCGTACCATCTCACCCATTTGCATAAGCTTCTGTAAATCAGAATCTCTAGACAATGCTTGCAACCCAGTAACTATTTCTACTGTTAGTTCACCCTTTTCAGTAAACTCATCAGCAATTCTAGGATCTATTTCTTCTTCAGAAATCATAAGAAAGACCGTTCGTTCAACAATAGGTCTCATTAGATTACGAGCAATAGATGAGAAGGCACCACCTAGTACATTTTCTAACTCTTGTCCAACCATTCTTACAGCAGTAGCTGTAACTCTCTCTCCTTGAGGCATACTAGCTGAATCCATAAGAAATGCTTTGCCTATTTCTTGCCGCATCTGCTCAACACCAGTCTGTGTTGCACTTATCTGAGGACTCATAGTACCTGAGGGAGATAGGGTAAATACATCTTGTGCTCTTGCTCCAATGATTGCACCATTCTGTGCACCAGATATGTCCTGTATTTCTGTAATACCAGCAGGATCTACACCAACCCAAAAACATGAGCCAGCAGCAATCCCTTCAATTAATCCTTCGGTAAATGCTTCAAGTGTTTTGATATCACCTATCAAATCTTCGCAATGAGAGCGTCCATAGTTTTCACCAGGAACACCAGTCCATCTTAGGACTATGTGAGGATTAACTGTATACACACCCTCACTAACAAGTTTACCTTCAGAGTCTTCTCTTCTCATTTTCCAAGTACCGTCTTCTTCTGCTGTTACTCTACAATATAGAGTTTTATATCCAGTACGCCCAAGCATTCCTGTATCGGTAGGAAATACAGAGTCTACATCTTCAGTGTTCTCTACACCAACAAACTCAAGGTGTATCAACTCCTGAACATCACCTCTTACATCTCTTCGACAAACATATTGATCAAGCCTAATCATTCTGAATGTATAGTCATCTTCCATAACTAGAAGACAGTCTCCCACAACAATAAGATGTTGTAGAACTTGATATAGAATATCTCTTAGGTTTTTTGAAGCTAGTTTATTATATACCTGATAGCTTAAAGATTCTAGATACGCCCGTATTTCTGGATCAGGCTGCATGCCTGTTGATTGTTCAAACTTAAAGAAGGGCATATCATTTAGTGGTAGTAGTGCACTTAACATACGACTTGCCATAGCAGTTACTCCCTTTGCACTAACAGAACTAAAGGGCTGTGGTAGTGCTGTCTCCTCTGTCCAACCATAAGGAGGCAGTAATGAGGGGACTGATAATGAAGCACAATATCTACTACGCTCTAGTTTAGATGCTCTCTTAGAGTCTAGTTTCTTGTATCTGTCTGCAATTTTTTCTTTCATATATTACTCTGGTCTATCACCAAACATACTACCATAGAAACCAGTAATTATATTATCTATATCAGCATCCGATTCATCAACCGCTTGTAATCTAGCTTCTTCTTGTGCTAATGTTTCTAGGGACTGAGCTTTCCTAAGTATATCAGCTTCTTCTTTTTGAACAGATAACCTAGCTGCGGATTCCATTTCAAGCCTCTCATTCTCCATTGCCATAATCTGATCTTGTCTCTCTGCATACAAAGCGTTGTTTCTATCATCACGCTCAGCCATCCATTTTAACATATCTGAATTGTCGGGTGGGGCTGCTACCGTTACATCAGATCCAAATATTCCTCCCATGTTATACCTCCTTATGCTGGTCTAAAGCTTCCGCCAACTTGTAAAGTGGGGACAGCAGAGCCTGTGTAAGATACCTTACGTCTTGGGCTAGTGCTAGTAACTCTAGGTCCAGCCATTTCAAGAGGCGCAGTAGCTATATCTTCTCCAATTGCTATACCAATACCCTTTTCTTTTTCCATAAATGTTTTTGAAATTTTTCGTTGAGCGTGTATGTTTTCAATCTTAGCCCTAACTAGTTTTGCATCTTCTTCTTTAGCAGCAACTCTTCTATCTCGATCTTGTTGACGCATAGCTCTGTTCATTATTTTTTGTAGTTTGTCTACTTGCTTACGATATTGGGCTGCCAGTTTCTTGGACTGTTTCTCATACCACTGCTTTTGATTGGATGCTGCCTGCCTTCTTTTAGAACTTCCAGTATACGAACTGCTTCTGAAAGGATGGAACCCTCCAATACTGAAGTGTTCTTCTAATCCAGTCTCAGGATTAACAGAAGCTTGAGGAGAGCCAACCGTATGTCTTTCTATACCACCCTTACCAATAATTGCTTCAATCTGTGATCTTAGTTTCTGTGCTGCTACTTGAGGAAGAACAACCTCACCTGGTGTAAGGTGTGCAACCCTTGTATCACCATACCTACCCATAGAACCAACAGATTTACCAGGTCTCGCACCACCGCCAGATCTTTCTGTACCATGCTCAACATCTGATGCTAAAGTTACACCTGTTCTAGGTAATTTACGACCCTCTCGTCTTACGTCCCATTCTGATAAGTTTTCCCAGAATGGTGGGTCCGGGGTTGATGGTGGCATGATGTCTGGATTTAAGTAAAAAGGTCTTGTCATAACGGGATCTACACCAAGCCATTTTGGTGGTGAGAACCACTCACTACCTGACTGATCAGACCAATTTCCTTCTTTGCCTCGCCAGGAACCTTCTTGGATCCTTCGTTGCAAGCTATTATCTATCGATGATGTGTTCTCATCTGGTACAGCCATGTTAATTTCCCCTTTCCTGATCTTTCAAAATTACTTCAAGCATAGCTAGGACATCTCTTTGACCTGCCCTATACACAGCCTGATTAAAAAACTCATCTTTTTCTAGATTTATATTATATTCAACTGGTGGTAGTTTTTCTTTTAGATACTTTACTATTTCCGGATCTAGCAGTGGTAGTCTTTTCATTTAACTTTTCCTCTATAGTATCTACTCTGTGAATTAAATCCTTAATGAGTAAAATCTGATCTGTTGGTGTTAGCATGCCTCCGATTTTAGCCCTAAGTTTAATTGCTTCTAAATATTCTTGCTTCATTCTTGTTCTCCTGTAATATCTACAACTTCACATGCTCCACCTGTACACGCTAATAAGTGTGAGCTAGTAGTAGTATCCTCTAACTCATATAAACTAAGGTCTTGCCAATCAATATTTCTAGGCATGGCATCAATTAACTCTCTGTATAACTCATCATCTATAGCCTCAAACGGAGCTTGTTCATAGATATGATCAGTATGTGGCAGAAAGGAAATCCCAGATACCCAATCCCAATTATTATGAACCCACTGTCCAATAGACATGAAGTTAGTATCATCATAGTTTATAGTAACACTGGGCTTGTGATGGCACCAATGCTTTTGATACATAAGCCATAGCTCTAAGTGATCCATGGGATCATATGTTTCGTATGTTAGTATACTATCTGGTGAACTTATCGGGAAGGAAAATATCGTAGTAGTATCAGGCTTCTGAACACACGGTTCATTTGGTATACCCATATCCTGCATGAATAAGCATAGTGGATTGTCTTTATCAATCCTAACTCTTCTTATATAATATTTTGAATACCTAGGATGAATCCCAGATGAAGTTCCAGCTACACATGACGTAGTACCAGATGGTTTACAGCATGTAATAGACTTTGAAGGATCAATGCCTAGCTTTTCTGCCCATTCTTTATTAGTTTCAACAGCAACATCTCTTAACTCTACTAGTATATCTTCTAACTCTTTACTTGGAGTAGACATTAGTTTGTTATCATATATACCAGTGAATGATACGCCCAGCAGTCTCTCTTTATCACAGTTAGCTTTCCACTCTGGATCTAAGTACGTGAATCTGGTACACGCTGATTGTATTGTTCCTAAAATAGTAGCCTGTTTAACCTTCCTTCGAAGTGTAGCAAGGTTATCATAAGGTCTTATTACTACCTCACTCAGGTTACAAAATTGTTTTGGTCTTAGTATTATTTCACTACAGGGATTGGTTCCCCAAGAAGCAGGCTCTCTACCTGAAGATAAAGCTATATTATTCATAGCTTCTCTATTGCAGATACCACGCTCACCAGATCGTGAATCATATAAAGATGACCACTCTTCAAGAAATCTACCCATGTTAGGCTTGCTGATATATACAGCAGAGTTATTACTTAAGGCTCTGTGACCTGATGTTTCCCACCAAGCACCAGACTTAGCCATCCTCATGGCACGATCATCAAGGTCTGATAAAGATATCAAGGCACTACGCCTAACTCCACCAGATATGACTATCTCTCCCACCATGCATATAATATCATGTACCTCTATGGGATGTAGCTTACGACCATTAGCTTCGTAGAATAATTTAACTACGAACTTAAACAATCTTTCCAGTGGCTCAGGACCAGATGCTCTACCACCAAAGGTTTTTAGTCTAGAACCCTTAGGGCGTACTGCTGATGTATCCCAAGTGGGATGCAGACCAGAATATAGGGCTGACAATAGGTCATTGAACGCCTCTGCCCAGCCCCGTCTGGAATCTTTAACAATTATTTCTAGTTTATCATCTCTTTCTATGTCAGGTATATCTGGAAGCTGTGATATCTCATTAAATTCACAGGAAAACCCTACACCTGTCCCGCAACAGAGTATATATAATACATCTGAAAAGGATCTAACGGTATTTATTGGTAGGTAAGAACAGTTGTATAGGCACGTATCGTCTACCTCTGCCGCAACTCCTGCGGTCATGAGTGCTCTCATAGAGGGGAAGACTTCTCTGTCTATAGTCGATCTTCTTATTTCGTCCCAATCCTCTCCCAATATTTCTGGAAAGCGATCTCCAAAGTAATCGTAATACCGATCTACGCATTCATTCCAGCTTTCTCTCCTCCCTAAATTTTCTATCCATTTACAGTAACTTCTTGTTACAACAAACTCCTGAAATTGATCCATCCTTACTCCTTATTATTGTTAGACCCAACTATAGGTAACCATAAGCTTACCTGTTGGGTATTAAAGTCATATTCATTAGCTCGTAGTATCCTAACACTATGAGCCATAGATAATGCAAAGTCTCTAGAGTCTACGTCTAGCTCTACTACTCGCTTACACTCATCATACATTTTTAATATCTCTTCGTCCCACTTATCAATATCCCATTCGTCCAATAACTTGGTAGCTTTCTTTGGACCAATTCTCCAAAGACCAGGGACACCATCAGTTGGGTCACCAGTCATCCACTGTAGATGGAAGAACCTATCCGCTTCTTCTTCTGATATGTAGCGTATAGCCTTATCTTTATCAGGGTTCCAGTGATATCCTGGGATTGTCTTTAGATCCTTATCTATTGTAACCCCGAGCATCTCTCCTCTTGATACATATATACCCATTATATCATCAGCTTCAAGCGACGGCTCTACTATAGTTTCCCACTTATCGGACATATATGCACGGCAATCACTTAAGGAATCTGGGTGAACACTAGAATCTCTTTTCTTTTTATAGCCTTCCCATACACCTCTTCTAAAATTATCTCTTCTCTTACATGAGAAGGATATTACAATAGAATCTGTTTCTTTAGGTGTCCATCGCTTTATGTCATCATTAATACGGTCTTCCATATGATCATAGCCTTCTATATCTACATAACACGCAGCTTTATATGCTATTATATCAGCATCAAGAATCGCTGTCTTCGGTATCTTCATCCTCTTCCTCCTCTTCTTCTTCGGGATCTGATAGGAATAGCATGTCCATTAGATTGTCCATAACATCTTGTAGTAAAGGCAAGGCATCTATTTCTTCCTCATCTGTTTCTATTTCTGTGCCACACCATATAGGAACATTAGCTTTAACTATTTTAATAAGATCAGATTCAGAGGAATCATTATAAACCACATCACTAAACTGGTGTAACAGTATGTCTTCTCCATTCTCTAGAGATCGAGACATTTCTTCGGAGGGGTGTTTCCTCCATTCGAAATCTTCTATAGTTCTTTCTCCATAAGCCATGAACAGAGTTGTTGCATTATATAAAACCCCGTATGCTAGTTCATTTACATAACGACAATCATCAACAATCACTACTCTCTCCCAGTATTTAGCGTTAGCTTCTATATCTTTCTTTTCTTCCTTTACTATATCCTGAAGAGACTCATCAAATTTTACAACCCAATAGTCTGGATCTTCCTCTCTTCTGGCTGCACCTATCTCTTGACAGTACTCTCTATATTTTACTGGATTATCTTCTTTAGAGTAACCTTTACGAACAGCGTCTTCTTTGAGTGGACTAGCAAAGGATAGAAAGACTGGCTTTAGACCAAGTCTAAACACTTCTTCAGCTATTAGCTTAGCTAGCATACTCTTCCCTACTCCAGCTTGACCAGATATTAGTATCATCTGCATTATTTATCTCCTTCCACATTAATGTGGGCACAACATTATCATTTACAGGATAACCAAGTTCCCTTAACAATTGACATGTAACTATAGCACAGTTATCTTTAGGCATCCATTTACTGAACCACCGTGTAACAAAATACCATAATAATATTTTTATAAAATTAAACTTAATGATGGGGCATGCATCAATCCACTCTTTACTTACTGACTTTGTGCCAAAGAATACAGCCTTGTCAGGATAGAATGCTTTATGCATCCACTTAGCCTTTCTCCACCCCACAGTTTCTCTTTTCCCTACATGATACATAAGATCTTCATCCTCTCCATGCAGGAATAAACATACGTGTTCCAAGTTAGCGCCTGGTATAAAGAATAGTTTACCTAAGTCCATTAAGGATTTAAATATACACGGCTTACTAAGCCCACTGTAAAACATAACAAATACTTTATAATTCTTAATGACACTCACTCCAATCCTTACCAATGCAATAGTCACCAGCAAGAGGCATGACACAACTTAGCCGCTCACCTGCCTCCTTAATAGCTTCACAACCTAGTTTACCTAGTTCTTCAGCTATCATAGGATCACATTCGAACTGCCACTCATCATGTACAGTAGCCATTAATCCATACTTACCCTTATACTTACTTAGTTTGTTTATAAGTATACATAAAGCTAGCTTCATCACGATAGCACCGTCACCCTGTAGTTGTACGTTAAGACCTACATGTTTAGCTCTACATGGTACCTCTCTACCATCCAGTAGTGTAATAGTTTTCTTATCAGCAACCTGAAAAGCACAGTTATCCATAACCTTCTTGATTGCAGGGATATTCTTGAAGAACTTTTCTTTTAGTTTACCACCAGTCCAAGAATTCTTACCAACTATCTCACCTATTTTCTGGTTACCAGCACCATAGATCAGACCATAGAAGAAAGTCTTTGCTTGATCTCGGTTTGTTAAGCCAGCAGCCTTACGATTAGCTTCATGTATATCACCATTAAGAATAATCTTACCATATTCTAAGCTGTCATAAGGTGCCATGCGGTTAGCCAGCATCCTAGCTTCTAATCCACTAGCATCTATACCCACCTGTACCCAGCCATCTCTTGGTTTAAACAAAGCTCTTGCTCTACTATCACCAGATACTTGCTGCATGTTAGGTTGACTAGCTGTCATACGACCAGTCACAGTTCCTTGTACATTAACATTACCATGTATCCTACCATCCCTAGAAGCAGACGCTCTCTTGATCCAGTCAGCAACTTGACTTTCTAGTTTCATTATATCAAACTGGTTTACAAGTTCCTTAGCCTCAGGATAATCTAACTTCTTAAGTACAGCCGCGTCTACTTTAGGATTACCTTTATTTGTTAGGGGTGGCTTCCATCCATACTTCGTAGTTAAGCGAGATGCTATCTGTTGCCGTGATCCGGGATTAAAGACAGTTACTTTATCCTTTAAACGATTACCCGTCTTGTCAGACCATCTCTCTTCTACAATAGGGGGAAATATGTGCCGCATCCTATCATCTATCTTAGCTTTCTCACATAACAACTGCATCTGCAACTGTTCCGCAGCCTCTAAATCAAAACCAAAACCATTATTAATTTGTAGTGATATGATCTTAGTTGTTATGTGCTCTAGTGCTATGTTCTTTTTATATTTCTCTATAAAATTTTGTTGGGTATTGTAGATCTCAGCATTAACCTCTACATCTTGAAGACAATACTCAAGCATCTCTTCACAGAAGTAATCAAAGTTATCATACTCCATCTTTTCTATCCCTAAATGTTTACCCCAATGCTTTAGAGAGTTACCACCAAGTGGGTGGTTATGTAGATCAGGATACATTAACCTAGATACTACAAGGGTATCACAGGTGTCGGTATATATCTTACCATACAGTCTCTCTAAGAAAGGTATGTCAAACATTAATATATTGTGACCTATAATTAAATCAGCACAACGTAATGCTTCAACACCATCTTTAATGCCGGGTCCAACATACGCATTGACTGATCCAGTGTCGAAGTCTCTTGTACAAAGACAAAAGACTTTAGTCCCTTCGGGGACTGCGTTGCCCTTCCCATTTATAACTATTTCATTAAGACCATCGGTCTCAATATCAAACAATAGTTTTTTCATATTACTCTCCTACATTTTCAATTGCTTTTTTTAATTCTTTTTTTCCTCCAGCATCGAAGAAGTCTTGTAACTCTGTTAGTGTAGCTACTGTATTGTATCTCATATCTTCAAGATAAACATCCATAGAATATCCTGACCAACGCGAAAGAAATGTTTCTATCATGTGATTATAAGCATCTCTTCTATATGCTAACTGTTCTAAAGTTACATCCTTCAGAATAGTTATAAGGTTATTACGTATCTCTGAATCATTATCAAACTCTCGTTCCTGTTTAATAAGCTTCATACAACTACGATCTTGTGCCCCTGTGTCTCTTCGTTTACATACAATTATATGAGTAACTATAGATGGGTCAGCAAGAAGTAGTGACTCACCGAATAACTTAACTACCTTACCCTCATACTTATCTCCAAAGCCACCGTTCTTAGCAGCATCGATCTGTTCTTGAAAGGGTATATCGTAGTAACCTTTTGGGTTACCTTCGACGATAGGAAAATCCTCATGGAATTTCGCACCCTCGATAGGTAACCCAAAGATCTTTAAACTTTGCATAACTAAACTTGTCCCTGCTCTGGGACTACCTGTCACTATCATCATGTGTGTAGTAAAACCTTACCCTCATCATCTAGTGCCCAGTCTAGTTCAGTTAATCTACCATTGTCATGGTCATAGTATAAGCATGTTGCGACCCCAGCCTTACCTGTAAGTCTATTCTTTAATACTCTGATTGTTGTGGTGTTAGCAATCATAGTGTCTGGGTTTTGTCTATCTCTTTCTAATCCTATAACAGTATTTGGAACACTGGATAGTGAACCAGAACCTCTTAGGTCTTGAAGAGTAATCCTATCTCCTTCTTCGTAAGCCTTATTAGTCTTCTTTAGTTGGGATATTACATCTATTCTAACACCAGTCCGAGAAACAAGTCCTCTGAATTCTTTCATGATATTATCAATAAGAAGTCTTTCGGATGATCCTCCATCATAATCCCTGTCTCCACCCATGAGACCAGTAGCTGCGGCTGTTATGTGATCAAGCACGATAACCTCTACACCTAAAGACACAGCCATGTATTCCATACGTGAACACAGGTTCTTCAATCCATTGTTTCCAAGATGATCATATATATAGAAGTTAGTATCATTAAGTTGTTTCCTAGCTTCTGCATATTCTTCATCTGTTAAGTCATCAATGATACTCATGCTAATAGGATCTTGACCAAGCTTAGTTCTTAACTCGTTCATCATTCTAGTAGCACGGATAACTCTTACTGGTTTATTAATCATAAGAGATATCATATCGTCCATAGTTTCTTGTGGTGCTTCCTCTAACATGATAGCACCAACAGATCTACCATTTACCAAGTGATCGTATATTAGTTCTCTGATGATAGTAGTCTTACCAGACCCAGTACCAGAAGCCCATAGTGTAATCTCACCTGACCTTTGACCCACCAAAAACTCAGTCAGTGAGTGGAAGGGGAAGGGGTATACAGTACTGTCGACATTAACCGTACTCTCTATATTCTTAACGTGAAGAATTTCGTCTGGGCTGTACTGTTGTGCTTCCCATACAGCCGTAACTACAGCTTGAGAGTCATTCTTTTGTAAACATTCGTTAGCATCTTTGTATGGTAGAGTAGCAATCTTACACTTCGAAGGTGGAAGAAACTCTGCAACAGATTGTGCTGCCTCTTGTCCTGCCTGATCATTATCAAACATAAGAACAATCTCATCATAGCCACTAACAAACTCAAGGTTATCTTTAATAGCTTTGATTGCACCTGCTGCACCATTTGGTAGACTAACTACTGCCCACTTATTATTAAACAGTTGACTTACTGTCATACAATCGTACTCACCTTCTGTAATCACTAAGCGTTTACCGCCAGTGTTCTTCCAGAGGTGCTGTCCCCATAGTGTGGGAGCAGACGAATCACCGACCCATCTAAAGGTTTTGTTAGGACCTCTAAGATGTTGGGCTATTACTGTACCATCACGATAGAACGAAGCAATCTCTGCTCTCTTACCGTCATTCGATATAGTTTCATATCCATACATTCTCATAGTTTTCTCTGTAATACCCCTATTAGATACGGGATTACCTGAATAAAACTTATTAAGTTTGGAACTAGTTTTCATAGTTGTTCCTTTACCATTCTCTCTATACTCACAAGCGTAGCAATATTTATGACCATCATCATATACTGCTAGGTTATCTTGAGAGTTGTCCTGCCCACGACTGGCGCAGGCAGGACATTGTTCTCTTGTTGTTACCTTAGACATTTATTTCCCCGACCAAGGCATACTTTTACGCATCCATTCCCACATTGGTTTACCAATAAGAGCACCTGCTATAAAGACTACCGCCGTATAACATAGTGTTCCAACCACTGTATCAAATATTTCTACCATTTTTTTTCTCCTTATAAATCCCCATAACTATTTTACCTGCCCATGCTAATGAGATTGCACCTGTTGCAACCACCATAGGAAGGAAGAACCAACTAGCATATAAAGCTAGGGCATAATTTAATATTACGAATAAAACTCCACCGATCAACGGCTGGTATCCCATTCGACCACCAGACAGCACAAGCAGAGCCATACCAGAAAGGGTACAGATACCACCAAGCCAACCAAGCATAGGGCTACAATTATTGACAGGCGTATCCATGACCTGAATAGCTTGTTCCATTGCGCTAGGTGATGGAACAAATACTTTATGTATAGCACTACATCCTCCTAATAATACAGCCATAGTACTGGCTAAAACTTTTTTAAACTTTTCCATTAATTATCCCCCATAAATAAATACCAAAAAATATACAATAAACTACAACCATTTATTCTCCTTCCCCATCGTCAATAATTACACAGCCTTCATCATCTTCTTCAATCACGATTTTTTCTAAATACATCTCTAGTAATCCTTTCGATTTCCTCTATGCCTATAACAAAATAGCCTGAAGTATCTTTAGGTGCCCACTCTTTGCTTGCATACACCTGAATAATTTGACGATCATCTTCCCATAACCAACCATTTAAAGAATCAAAGCAGGCTTTAAGAAAATTATCTATGTCTGCTCTAGGTGAATCTAGTTTGGTTTTATTTGGTTGAGTTATATAGAACTCAACGTCTACCTTGAGTTGTTTTTCAAGTGGTATAAAATCATCACCAATAATAGTAGGAATTAAATCTATCATTTCCTTTCTAAATTTCTTATAAGCACCAGCAAAGTAAGCCCCGTGCTTTGACACACGGGGTCTACTCGCTGCAATGGGGCTTATAGGAAAGACCCACTCCATTAGAATGGTAGGGGGTCTTCGGTTTCAGCAGGTAATTCTTGTGTAGCAGCGGGTGCTGTCCAAGTACTGCCATCGAAACCATCTTCTACTGTATCAAATCCACCAGTATCTAAAGCATTCTTCTCAACAATTTGACATCCATTAAGATAGATACTCATACTGTTGTCTCTCTCTAGAATTGTAGGATTCAATCGTAGTCTAACCTTGTCTCCACCAAAGGGTGTAGCCTCAGTCTTAATTGAATTGGCATCACGACATGGGAATGTTTGATCGCCCTTCTTAACAAAGATCTTTGATTTGACCTTTAGTAAAGTACGACCATCATCATCAACACGCATACCATTAATCTTTGTTGCTCCAGATTCTTTTTCTAGGTTATCAAGTACAACTTGAAAGTCTTTATCTACGATCACAGTTATATTGTGATTAGCAGAATCAGCTCCGAACTTATCATCTGGACGATGAAGATGTCCGTATACTACCTCTAAAGTTTCTGTTACAAACTGTTTCATTTTCGCTGTCATTGTCATTTTGTCTCCTTTATCTGACTGTTTGAAAATCTTATATGGATATTATACCATACATTTGTAATTTGTCAAGTAAATAATGCTGACTTTCTAAAAATTTTCAGCAAAATTTTTCAAATTACATTAACTTTAATGATGGCTTTCCATCAATAATAACACCAGCACCTAGTACTGGCTTACTCAAATGATTCTTAGCATAATTCATAGCACGGTGATGTGTATTAACACCACACCCTACATTTAAACCAAAGATCCTTTGAGTTGGTGATTGTAAAATCTGTAGCATAGCATTACTATGTACATGACCCATCACCACACTATGTCCTAACTTTATAGCAGCAGAATAGGCTGGTCGTTGACCGCCTGCTCCTGTGCCATGAGTATACATAACATCATCAATTAGAAATGAGTAGTCCCATTCCCAATTAGGTGTATCATATAACTCTACGTAATCTACCAGATACATAGAAGGAATCCCCGCAGTAGCTGACAAACGATGTACTCGTTCATCATGGTTACCAATGCATACCATAGCTTCAGGGAACGCCTTCTTCCACGCCTTCATACCTTTAATAGCTTGCTCATGCTCATCAATTGCAGATGGCAATTCAGGATTCTTTTGGTGAAACGATATCGAGTGATGATCTAACACATCACCTATAAATACAGTAGTATTTGTTTTATACTTTCGTTTCAAATCCTTTACAAATTGTAGGTAGTCAGGGTGGATAGCAGGTAAATGTAAGTCTCCAATACATAATACTCTAGCCATTCTTTAATCTCCTATTATAATCCTCTTTCCATTGCTGAGAAATGCAAGGAAGATCTTTCCTTACCTTTGTCTCTTCAATAGGATTATGATTATCACCATCTATATCATGATCCCACTTAACATAGTAAGCTTCAATAGGTTCATATAAATTTATCTCTTCATTCATATGCATCTCCTGAAGTTCGTTAAGGTTAGGATCCTTCTTGGAATTATATTTAATACCATTCCAAACAACATCATTCTTATTCATTATCTCCTCCTGGTACAAAGATACTAATGTCCATATTAGTATGTTCTGGTACGTGTTCATCGGCAAAATTATTTAAAAGATTATCCATAAAAGTCATCATCATAAACTTAGAAGGGAATGTTATGTCTATCTTAGAATAATCTTTTGATTTTGCAAGCTCGGTTAAATATGTTATGTTCACCTCCATATCATGCTCACTGTCTATAAAGAAATGAGTCATGAGAAGAAGTAATCTGATTTTAACACTAAATTAATATCCAAGTCTCCAGTAATAGGTGACTTAGGTAACACTTTCCCAATAAGTTCTTGGGTTTCTTCCCGAAATTTTTCTAACAGTTGTGGTTTATGCATTTCATAAAACTCCTTTCGTATTGCGTCTCTCATTACACTAACCAAGGGTGCGTGACACCCATAAGAATCATGTATCATAGAGAAATCTCTAAAATTAAGTGCTATTAAAGCAAAAATTGTCAAAAACATATGAGCTGCATCCAATGAATGGATATAGTTAGGTGATATAGCTTGTCTAACAGCCCTTGAATCTACATCAGTAGTCTTGTAAAAGAATTGTAGCTCTTTATTATTAAATAGTTTCGCTAAAGATCTTCTAGTTCCTGTTGTAGTGTATATATGAACCACTTTAAAACCAGACGGCGTAGTCCATGTTAACTGTTTATTATTATTCGATGCTTCGGTTGCTAGTTCTTTTAAATATTCCTTACCTTTGTTTGGTTCTTGCAATGTGGTATTAAGCCCAGCTTCTATAGCTCTAGCTAGCTCCACTACTGCACCACCTCTTCTTTCTTTAGGTATCCAATCAACATGACCCTCAGATCTAGTATACTTTTGTATACCATAGAAGGTAAGACCATATGAATCACACATTGTAGATCTCTTAGTTACTACCCTATCTATACCATCTTTCCAGTAATTTAAAAACTCCTGATATAGGGGATTCTCATTAGCCATATGTATACAGTACTCAGTAGCTTTATCTGCAACATATTGATACAAGTCTTGAGGCATTGTAGAAGGATTTACATTAGTAAGATCTCCTATAATTATATCACGCATTAACGCAGACCAATGCTGAGATCCATTACATTTACCATCAATATGTACAGGTACTTGTGTTAACCCATCAGTCCTCGTTAAGTCTATAATAGTAGCGAGTCTTTGGAATGATTTATTCTTCTTAGCTGCATCATCTACCCAAAAATAATCTGAGTAAGGATCAGCAGCAATGTTAGTAAACCTTTCCCAGTTGCTATCTACCCATGAAACTCTTTCATCTAAACTTATCTTATCCATACCAAATAGATTGGCAAGATAAACTTTCTGCCAGTATCTACCATCTTCAGTTTGCTCCATTGTATTAGCAAACATGATTAAACCTCTATCTAAATCAGAACTTTGGGGAGATAGTAATTCACATACCGAGTATGCTCTACCTCTAAAGTCTAAGGTATAAGGCATATAAAAGAAAGACCATCTCTTAATCTTCTCAACCAAAGTGAGGCGGACAAGCATCCTTCCTCTAGCCTGTTCTTGTTTATACCAATTACACCATGTTTCTTCACGATGCTGGCACCAGATAGCTTGCTCAGTCTTAGTACCATTTTTAGGATACTCTGCGGTATACATAAACTCTTCAAAGTTATATGCTGGTAGGTTACATAGAAGTGTATTGTTTTCAAATAGGTTTTTCATAACCTCAGACACTACTACATTAATAGTCCACTCAGTTTTCTGCAATCCATTAACACCATCTAAAACTAATTGCGATGGTTCGGAATACTTCTGCTCTTCTTTCTTATCCTCGTATACATTAGATCTATATTTCTGGACCACTGGTTTTCTTATCTCTGGTGTTAGGTGCCCACCCGATAGGGTCATAGTATGATCAACAGGCGGTGTCATCATAGGTCTATATAATAAAGAAGATAACTCTAGAAGGTAGTGCTGTTCATGTAAGTCTCTTAATATATCAGAACTTAATTCAACAAACAGGTAGTTTCTATAGCCACCCCTAGTTTTCTCTCGCTTTGTATATGTTGTTACCACCTCGCTTTGTTCTGCGATGCGAATCATATGATGCCCAAAATCTTGTCGCTTCTTAAGAGGCATATCCAATACAGTACCTACCTTCTTAGCAAAAGCAATACATCTCTTAGGTGTCCAGTTCTTTATAAACTTAGACTGTTTCTTCCATTCATCTTTATTAATTTCTTTTGCTTGTTGAAAGGATATAATATTCATTGCTTCTTGAGCAATAAGATTAGACAGCACTTGAGCAGTCGGTGGTCTATGTAATTCAGCAAACTTATATCCAAATATACTAGGAGTTAACCAAGCTTTCATTAAACATCTTATAGTTAGATCAGCCATCTTATCAGCACCTAACAATAACATTGGGTATACCCACTGAGGTGTCTTAGTATTAGAACAGACAGTATCTATCCACTCCTGATAGAGCGGAGCTAGTCGCTTAACAACACCATCTAATGTCTTCTGCTCTGGTACTCCTTCATCAGGTGCACGGTTATACTCACGCCAGTACCTCTCCCTTGAGGTCAATAGCATTTCTTCTTCCATAGTTACTTGATATGTATGACGGTTCATTTGCTCACCTTTAGTTAGTGAGTCCCATTTATTATCCTTCAAGTTCTTCTATCCTTTTAGCATGCTCTTCTTTGGTAATGCGACCAAATGCTAGGTCATAATTCAAATCATAAATCTCTTTATCAACAGGTCTAGGTCTGCTGCCTTTACCTGCACTACCCATCTCAGTAGGCTTCCATAAGTTATGGTACTTCCTACCCGCCTTGAGAGCCTTTTTCATTTTATGCTGCTTGTCTCTCATCTTCTTCCAGTTCTTGGTATGATCCCAATTACTACTGATACGACTATTATCTTCTCCCTCAACGCCCATAGATACTCCTTAAGTACAGCCTCTGATATAAAATAGAATTAATATCACTATAAGAATACTAATTCTAAAAGACATTCGATCATGCTCTGGATCATTCATAGGTATATTATACCATACTTTTACACTTTGTCAAGTAAAAAATCTAAAGATTTTAATATTAAATTGTCGGGGAGTAGTAGCGTGAATATGTTTCCTTGTACACCTCATCACTTCGGTAGCTGCTTCATATGCCTACTACTCCCCATTGTATTGTAGATAGGTTACGCCTATCACTCGTGTACTCACGGTGTCCGAGCTTGGTCGTTTAACGACAGGGTACAATAGTCGGTCATAGGTCATCCCTATGACGCTGGAATTATATGAGCCAGATTCCCATGCCCACCGTTCTTTACCGCCTGTGGGGCAGGGCGTTGTTAGTATATCAGCACAGTAAATGCTGTTGTTCTTATGAGTAACCATACGACACTGTGTCATCTGATTATACTAGCGTCAGTGCCTTTCGCATCACACGAGTAGAGTCTCTACTAGCATCACCAATAAGTTTATTAGCAATGGTAGCTTCGATTGTTCTACGCTTCTTGTGTTGCAGCCAGTTGGTTACTGCGTTAGCAGCAAGCCATGCACTGTCTCCTCCAAACTCTTTCACCTCTTTATCAAAGGTCTCAGTAAAGCCTTGCATTGTAGCCATGGCTTTCTTACGAGAGTTGTGTTCCTCTTGTGTGTAAGATGACCGTGCTGTTGGCACTTCACCTTCGAACATCTGATAGCATTCCATCCAGAAGCCTTGAATCTCTTCAGCAGACCATCGCTTACTGCCCAGTTGTTGAACAGCACCACGGAATGCAGTCTTGTGATTCTTCCACTCTTCTAGTGCATCCTTAAGACTAAGGATCTTAGCATCGATATCACCTGTATGCTTCAGTTTAATCATACGTTGTGAGCCT